ATCAGATCGTCGCCGAAAGGATCAGGTAGACGAAGGCCAGAACCAGCCCGACGAACCAGACTGTTATCTGGCGGCGGACCAATTTAGCGGCGGTCGCGCGGTTCATTGCGACGCCCCTTCGTTTCGGCCCGACGGGCGCGGATCAGGTCGATCAGGAAGCCCGAAAGGCTGATCCCGCCAAGACCGACGACGAACGACGAAAAGCCCGCGCCGTCCGATTGCGGGGCGATCTTTCCGATCACTGGTTCCAGAAGCGGGGCGACCAGCGGCCCAAGGTAGATCGCGCAAATCGCGCCAACCAGAAGGGAAATCAGCCCATCGCGCCAATGTTCGCGAAGCGTGACCCATCGAACAACGCCGCCCGCCGCCCCGGCGATTGCGGCTTTCCCTTCTTCGGTGAAAAGCCAGCCGATCAGGTCCGGCGGTTGACTCTCGTTCACTTCCGTTTCCCCTCTGAAAGCGCGGCGCTCCTACACCTTCTTTCAACCTGAAGTAGCCACAAAATGCAAAGGCTTTCATCTTGCGATCCCCTATATCTGGTGGACGGACGCAACAGAATGTTTCCTATCATTCCCAAGCTTCGTCGGGCCAGTCAAGTATGACCCCGCCGCCGGAACAACGCGATATTCCGCCGCCGAATGCCTTCAGCTTCTGTCCGGTTTTCCATAAAAAGACGTGCATGGTTTCTTCGGAATAGATAGTGTCGCGTTCCCGAAACGACAGGGCGGCTATGACGTAACCGACCGGCGTCGGGGTCGTCATGGCGTTTTTCAGAACGGCGAGAGTCCGCGCTTCTATCGGCGCAAGCCGGAACTCGGTTGCCAAGGTCAATATCTGAACGGGGTCCAGCCCGCAAAGCCGATTAAGGTCGGCTTCCGTCCAGTTGTTGCCTTGTGGTGCGGTATGGGCTTCCTGCCCATGATCGGCAAGCATGTATCCGCCGGGCGTCGTCTTGACCTCATAGCGTGAGCCGACAAGCTTCTTTCGCAAATTGCATGATACGGAGTCCAGAATGCGACCGTCTGGTCGGTCGTCATGGTTACGCCCGCCATACAGGGCGGACAGAAGGATTTCCTTCGGCGTAGGGTTAAGCCGGGACGCCAGCAACGCCGCAAGGAACTTCGCTTGAAGGGGCGACAAGCCCAGCGCGGCGACCAGTTTCAGGAAGTCGTTTGCCGCCTCACGCCGAAGAAGATCAAGGTAATCCTTTGCAAGCCATTCGTCGACGCCGCCGACCGGCGCGCAATTCCGCACGTCTTCAAAGGCTGACTCCAAAAGTCGCGCCATGATCGCCTTTGCCGACCGGGACGGTAGCTTGAACTTGCGTTCCGCCGCCTCGATCCCGGTTCCGTCGATCAGGATCGCCCGAAGAAGGGCTTCTTCCCATTTCCGAAAACGGAAAGTTTCCGGCGCAAGAATGAACGCCATAGCCCGTTCGGCTTGCCTTTGGCTGAATACCCGCTGCATGAAAAGCTTAAGGACAGTTTCCATTAGAACGCCAAGACCTCGTTTTTCGGCGCGCCGCGACCAAGGCGGGCGGAAAGCTGATAGACGCGGATCGCCACAAGATCGCCGGGCGACCGCAAGCTTCCGAAGTCGGCAATCTGCATTGCGCCCGTATACAGGACCGAAGGGGTTGAAGACGCCAAGGTCCGAATGACCGTCACGCCGTCCAGAACGTCCACTTCGTAAGCTTCGACCGCTTCGGACATAACGATTTCCGGTTGTTCCCAAGCGTCGGCAGATAGCGCCCGGTCGCGGCGCTTCCAGTTGATCAGGTAATCGCCGGGGACGTGTCCTTCGCGCGACGGTTGCCCGACGTGACACGGCGACAACGGGCGAAGGCCTTCGGCGGCGGGCGTGAAGACGGTCGCAATATAGGAATCGTCGCTGATCGGCTTTGGCGCGGGTCCGACTCGCCAGTTGAATTCCAGACCGACTTCGACGTCTGCAATCGGGATCGGATAGACGGACAGGTCCAGCGCGACAACCCGCGCCCCGGCAAGGGTCGGACGCCCCATCCGATGTTCTGTCCCCTTCTGTCCGCGAAGAAGGCGCGTTAGGCGATATTGCCGCGTCCCGATCAGGTCGATCTGTCCGGCTTGCAGGATTTCCCAAAGCCCCGGCGACGATTCGACCGCGAAGGCGTTTGATCCGCCAAAAAGCTGGACGTCGGGGACGCTTGTCAAGGTTCCAGAACCGACGTCGAAGATCAGTTCGTTATTGCGGTCAAAGTAGCCGATAGGCCCCGCCTGAAGGTCGCTGGCAAGGGTTCCCATGATTGCGCGGCGGTTGATCACGGTTTGCAGCGTAAAGCCGTCCAGCGCCGGGCTACGGACGACAGCAAGGCTTCCCGGCCAAGGGTCGGCGTCGCCAGCGATATAAGGCTGATAGGCCGGGATCGCGTCGGTCAGTTGCGGAATGTCCATGAACGCGACGCTTGGCTGACCGAACGTCGTCGGCGGAAGCAAGGATGCCGGGCGCGGCTTGCCCGGCGGAAGGTCATAGGCAAAGCGATCTTGCCGAACCGCGTCGATCCGCCGCGACACTTCGTCGGCGGTTTGCTGGATTCGGAACTCGATCTGGCGTCCGTCGTGGTCGAATAGGATCACGTCGGAAGCGTCCAGCGCCATGCGCGACGGTGGAAGGGCGAAGACCAGCCCTTCAATCGCGGTCCAAGCTTCGAAAAGCGCCCGCTTGCAACGCCGTTCGGCTTCGACCGGCGGGACGGCAATCGGAAACGACTCGGCGCTGGTCCTAGCGGTGTCTGTCGTGATCCGCCGGGCTTCGACCATAACCGCATCATAGTCTTCGTCGGAACGGACCATGGACCATTTCAGCGCCAAGGGAAGGTCGGTCGTCTGTTGCCGGGTCAGTTCGAACATTTCGCCTTTGGCGTCGTCGGAAGCGATCATGTCGTCCGGCGTGACGGTCAAGGACGGGACGCGGCCCCGCATAACGAAGCGGACGTTCCCGTCGCTTTCCAGCCCGTCGAAGCCGAAATGGCGGGCAAGGGTCGCAATGGACGAACGCGGGCTTTCCAGCGCCGCTATCGCGTAGCCTTCGACCGACCCATAAAGATCGGAAACGTCGATCCGGGCTTCAGGGAACCCGGCACGAACACACAAGTTTCGGACCAGCGCCGCCAGCGATACCGCGCCAAGCCGTCCGGTCAGCCAATGGCCAAGCTGCCAATTCGGCCCGTCCGACCAAACGTCGACCCGTTCGGGATAGAACGGATAGGGGCGCGCGTCCCATGTCCAAACCGCCGCTTCTTCCGTCGTGACCATCGGCCCGCCATAGACCCCCGAAACCGGGTTGTTCGCGGGCGCGTCCCAATACGACAGGACGGCTTCAAGATAGGCCCGCTGAATAGCGTCGTCGCGGTATCCGCGTGAAAAGTAGGGGTAAAGGCTTTCGGACGACTTGGGATCGACGAAGACGTTCGGCTGATTGGTCCCCCGGTCGACCGCCGGGCAACCTAGTTCGGTGAACCAGAAGGGCTTCGACTGCGGAACCCAAGCCGTCGGCGTGACGGACTCAACGCCGCCGGGGCGGTTGTAATGCTGGTTCGTCCACCATGCCCGCAAGTCCTTGAAGCGGAAGACCCAAGGCTTGCCCAAGCCGTCCGTAATCGGCGTTCTGACCTGATCGGTCCGGTCCTGTTGCGACGCATAGAACCAGTCAAACCCCTCGCCCCCGGCGATGTTCGATTGCAGATAGCCTTTGTCGTAAATCGAAGGCCAGATCGCGGCGTCCAGATGGTTGAACCCGTCGCGCCAGTCGGAAACCGGCATGTAATTGTCGATCCCGATAAAGTCGATATTGGCGTTCGCCCAAAGCGGGTCCAGATGGAAGAAGACGTCCCCGGTCCCGTCGGGCGGCTGGTGGCCAAAGTATTCCGACCAGTCGGACGCATAGCTGACCTTCACGCTTGGACCCAAGATTGCCTTGACCTCGCCCGCCAGCGTGATCAACGCCGAAACCGCCGGATAATTGCCCGCGTCGTCGCGGATCGTGGTCAGGCCGCGCAATTCGGTTCCGATCAGAAACGCTTCAACCCCGCCGACGGCGGCGCAAAGGTTTGCATAGTGCAGGATCATCCGGCGATAGCCCCATTCGGTCGTCGGCCCGGTATAGTTGACCGTCGTCCCGGTCCGCGTGAATTGCGCCGGGGTCGCGTTGCCAAAGAACGCCGCAACTTGCGCCGCCGCCTCCGCCGTCTTGTCAACCGTCCCGACAAAGCCCGCCGCCGGGGAACAAGTGATCCGCCCGCGCCAAGGATAGATCGGTTGGCCGACGGTCGTCGCGTCGTCCGAATACGGGTCCGGAAGTGCGTTTCCTTCCGGAATATCCATCATCATAAACGGATAGAACGTGACCCTTTTGCCCCGCGCCTGCATTTCCTGAAGAGCTTCGACGACGCTTCGGTCAGCAGGCGTCCCGCCAAAGGCCGGTCTTCCTTCCTTGTAGGACACGACTTGCGCGGCGCTTCGGACAGTCGGTCCAACTTGCCAGTTATAGGGGATTGTCGTGATAGGCGGTCCGGACGGACCTGCGGCGGCGGCGGGCGCAGTCGCCCGGAACGGGCGACCATTTGCTTCAACCAATGTCAAAACGTTTGGTGACGGTGGCGGATTTATAAAGGCTGAAAAACCGCCCGGTGACAGGTTTACGCGTTGCCTAAAAACCCCATCGTCAAAAATGTCAATCTGCCACAACAACCCGGAATTGTTTTCAATAAAGATCGGATAAGCGGACGCGCTCGGCCCGGTCATGTTGATACTATGACTGACAAGTGTTTGATCATATGGGACACCGCCTCCCGCCCCGCCGCTTGCGGAAATGCGTTCGACCTTTGGGCGGAATTCACATTCCCCGGCGCGAAGATCGCTTCCAAACCACGACACGACCAGCGACACGCTTTCGACGGCTGGCGCTAGGGCTTCCATCCGGTCCAGCGACTCCACGAAATCCGCGACCCCGGCGACGGCGTTTGCGTTGATCGTTACGGTCGATCCTGAAGACGCGCCGAAGAGTCCCGTGCTGGCCCCGGTCTTCTTCATAACGCTGGTAGAATAGGCAAATTCCCCGGAAGCTGGGATCATGGTGACGGCGCGGACCGCGCCTTCAGCCGTGTCTTCGTCGGCGACCGGGCGGAAGACCTCAAAGGTCAGTTGCGGAATCCGGTTCCCGTAGGTTTCAAGGGGCAGGTTGTCAAAGACGACGTAAGCGGTCCCGCGATAGGCGGGCGCAAGGTCCGCGCCGACCTTCGCCACGATCAGCGGGTCGGGCAATTGGTCTTCGTCGCCAAGATACAGGCGATAGGTGACTCCGGTGAAGTCCAGCGCCTTCCCGTCCGCCCAAATCCGGCCGATCCCGGTAATCGGCCCTTCACATAGCGCGACCGCAAACGACGCGAAATAAAGGTTCGTCGTCGTCGTGACCTTGCCCCCGCCGCCCTTGCCGCCGCCTTGGGTTTCGGACTTGGTAACTTCGGTGAAGTCGGTTGCCCAGATCAGGTTCCCGCCGATCCTCATTCGCCCATAAATCCGGGGTATGACCGCGCCTTCGGTCGACGACGTGACCCGAAGCGATTCCAGCCTCGCCCCTTCGATCCGCTGGTTCGGCGCGAACGATCCGACGATCCAGCTATCGACGACGGAACCGATGGTCGACCCGATGAAACCGCCGATAGCCGCGCCGCTGAAGCCAAGGATCGCGCCGCCGAAGCCGCCCCCGATTGCCGCGCCGACCGCGCCAAGAACTAGCGTCGCCATTAGACGTTCCCTTCCGGATCAACAGGCCCAGCGCCCGCCGGGAATTCGAAGGCGAAGGCGATCCGCCGCCGCCACGTTTGCGAAAGCCCTTCTTCGACGACTCCGACCCCTTCGAAGGCATGGACGAAGGTTCCGTCGCCGGTCAGGATTCCGACGTGTTTTGCAATCGCGCCCCGCATCATCCGAAACAGGACGACCGACCCCGGCCCGGCTTCGGCAACCGGGATCGGGATAAGCCATTGCCCAGCGCCAGCCGCTAGGATTTCGGTCGGTTGCGTCTCGCCCCAATCGCGGGAATAGGCCGGGACCGTCGCCGGTTCGGCCCCGACGACTTCGCGCCAGATACCGCGCGCAAGGCCCAAGCAATCGACGCCAGCGCCCTTGACCGACGCTTGGTCATGGTAAGGCGTCCCGACCCATGAACGCGCGCTGGCGACGATTTTCCGGGGGTCTGCGGTGGTCATTTGTCCCCCAGCATATGCCGGACCATTTCTTCCGCCTGTTTCGCGTCGAAAAGGTTCGTTCCGGTGGGTTCGTGGGTCATGGGGTGCGGCGTGTTTTCGTTAAACGTTGCCTTGAAGCTGATCCCCCCGTCGGGGGAAAAGTTCTTCGGCAGTTTCCACGAAAGGAAACGTTGCACCATCTTTTGAACGTCTTGGTCGGTCATAGGTTTTCCCCGTTGTTAGCGCCCGCGTCGGTCGCATAGCGAAGGACCGTTTCTTGGCCCGGAATGGTCGGAAAGCCCCGGAAGTTCGCCACGTTCGAAAACTTGGCGGCGCATGTCCCGACCCCCTTGTCGCAACCGGCGCGGACAATGAAGTCGTGACCGGCGGCGACCGGGCGAACGGGAATGTCCAGAAGGATGAATGCGACGCCGCCGACGTCGTTCGTATGGACCGCGACTTCAGCCCGCCGCCCGGCGTTCGGCCCCGACGTCCATTCCAGAAAGCCCGACGAAAACCAGCCGGTCGCATAAGCGCCCAAGCCGGACGCCGTGAAGGTCCGCTGGTCCCGGATCGCGACGACCTCGCCCGTCCCGCTGTAGACCGGCGACGCAAGGCTGATCTTGCAACGCGCGTCGCCCAATTCGGCGTCGCACGATCCTTGATAGGTCCGCCCGACCGTCTGGCCTAGGATATGGGTCAGGGACCGGACTTCCGCGACAAAGGCGACCCGGCCCCGCCTGATCTGGCCAAGCGATCCGCGCCGCCGGATAGACCGTTGCGACGTGTCCGCCCAATTGACCCGCCAGACCTCAACGTCCGCGTTGTCCCAGCGCCCGTCGGAAATGTCGGTTTCGTTGATCCGGTCGGAAGTCAGAACCCCTTCGGCGTCTTGGGCGTCCGCCGCCAGATCGGCGCTTTGACGGATTTCGGACGGGATCAGGCCGGTTTCGGATTCGAAGGTCGTCCCGTCGAAGATCAGGTCCGCGTCGTGATCGGTGAAACCGAAGACGGCCCCGTCCTTCCGGGTGACGCGCCAAGCCCATGCAAGCGTCGTCGTCCCGTCGTCCAAATGGGCTTGGAAGGCTGGCGAAAGGGCGGTCATTTGCGAACCTCAATCAACGGAATCGACGAAATCGAACCCAAGCGTTCGAAGTCCAGCGCAACGTCCATCATATCCGAGTCGAAGCGGACCGGGACGTCGAATTCGAAGCCCGCCGACACGACGACGCCGATCCCCGGCGCGGCGCTGAAGGTGACGATCCCGGTCGTCGTGTCGACCGTCCAGCCGGACGCTTGGTTGACCCCATCTAGAGCGACAAGGA